TATTGAAGGCTATAGCTACCCTTGCTGATAAGGTGAGTCGTTACCACGAACGTTTATTAGCAGTGGAAAGAGAAAACGAAAAACTACAAAAACAATTATTAGAACACCGAAACGTGCCTCATATACATACAATTCAAGGTAAACCACATAACTCCGATGCAACAGTCATGGTAACTGGTTTAGATTCTGAAATGGAATGTGAAGTTTGTAGTGCTTAGGGAAGATATAAATAGTTTATATCAGACCTTTTAAGGGTGTCTAAAGCATCTTCTTTAGTTTCAACTAAAGGTTCGCCCCCCAAATTAAAAGAAGTATTAAATAATATTGGAACATTTGTTTTACTGTAGAACAATTTTATAAGCTCATAGAAGTTTTTATTTTGTTCTATAGTCAATGTTTGTATTCTGCATGTGCCATCAACATGAGTAATTGATGGAATTAATTTTTTCTTTTTTGTTTTAACAGGTATAGCGTAAGACATGTAAGGTGATTCTTTTATAGTGCCCATCTCAAACCAATCTTGTGCGTGTTCAAGTAATACAGTTCCTGCGAAAGGTCTAAACCATTCTCTTCTTTTTATTTTGTTAACAATGTCTTTGCCATTTTTGTTTCTGGGGTCAAACAATAAAGATCTATTACCCAAGGCCCGCGGCCCATATTCGGAACTATCTTGAAAAATAGCAACAACCTGTTGCTCTAAAATTTTATTTATTGCTTCTTCTTTATCTGTAATAATCATACCAAACGGCTGCTCCTAAAGCTGTTCCCCCGTCATGAGGACAAGGGTCTACAAAAAAATTAATATTTTTAAAGTATTGAGTATATTTGTAATTGTTTACACAATTCAAAAAATATCCGCCTGATAAAACAATATTTCTTGTATCACTGTATGTTAAAGCTTTTTCTATTAATTCTATTGTATATTTTTCAGTAGCTTCTTGAACTTGTTTACATAAATCTTCATCTCTTTTTCCATAATTTTTGCCATAAGAAGATAAGCCCATAGCTTCACCAGCTTTTGCATGGTGAGTTTTTTTGTCATAAAAATGTAAAGTTGTACATAAATGATTAAATAATAATCCAGGATTGTAAAAACTTGTCATTCTTTTTAAACAATCATTATCCATATAATAACTATTGTTTAATTTATCTTCAGTTAAGTTTTCCCACACTTGATGAATTAAATGTAGAAGTTTTTCTCTATCGTCAAAATTAGACCATAAAGTAGAATATCTAGCGTTACTGTAATTTTTATATTTTGGTTTTATGCAAGTGTTATCAATATAATAAATACTATCCACTTCTTGAAAAGTATTTTGATGAGGCAGCCTTGATCCATAACCATCTACAACAACACATAAAGCTTCATTGAAAGAAGAGGCATAGAAGGCAGAGCAAGCATGATATATGTGATGTGAAAAAGAATTAAAAAAATAATTTTTTATATTATATTTTTTACATATATTTTTAATTATTTCTTCATCGCCTTTATTTTCTCTACCATAAGAAGCAAAAATAAAAGTGTCATCAAAGTTATTTATGTTTTTAAAAGAACTAAAAATAAAATCTTCTTTGGTTGGTTCCCAATATTTATTTTTACTAAAACGACTTTCTTCAAAAAAATTAATTGTATTATTATCTTTAATACATATTGAAGAGTCGTGTGATATGTTTACACCAACTGTCACAATTATTTATAATGTCTTCCTTTTATTTGTAAAACTTTTCTTTTTTCGGGTCCTACTACAGAACAAACTTTATGTCTAGTACCTGATTTGATTACAACTATTGAATTAGGATGTGGAGTGATTGATAGAGGCAAACCTCTGTTTGTGTCAATTAAAGTCTCACCACCCCAATTTTCATTCCATTCCTTGTGTATGTAAAAAGAATAATTCAGTGTATCATTACCATCATCGTGCCAATTTATTCCTGAGTGTTTTTGATATTCATAATAATTTAATCTTATTTCTGATTTCTTTTGATAAGGTATGTAAGCACAATCTTTAAGTATTTGTAAAACATCTCGAAAAATATTTTCTTCACTTTCTATTTTGTCTTCTTTGATTGAAGCAATACCATATAGAGAGACTACTGATTCTAAAGTTTTTACACCTTTATTATCTTTGTAAAGACCTTCACTCCATAATTTTGTAGCAGACTTATCTGAGTATTTAGAATTGTAATCGTAATTACATACGGATTCAAAAAGCTCTAAAGGTAAGAAGTCATTTATTACAAGAGCGCAGTCGTCTATATTCGCTGCAATGTACAAACTACTCTGGAGTTTCTCCCAACATGTCTGCTAACGAAGGAGCAAAAACTTTTACATCTCTTCTTATCTTTTCAGCAGTTGTAGAAGTATTTGGATCATCTATATCAGCTTGCATAGCTGCTTCTGATTCATACAGACTCATTTTCATTTTTAGGGGGTGTTAATACCTCTGATTGAGGTTTAGGCTCTAAAAACACAATATTTCCACATTTTTTAGGTGCTTTTAAATAAACTACACCAGATAAATAACTGTATGGATGTGTATGAACATTATTTCTTGAGCCAGGTGGGTTAATCATAGCCCACATTCCAGTCATTTCAGGAACATAACTATTTTTAATATTAAGATGATTAAAGCAATCCTTAGCATATTTAAGAATATCACCAACTAAAGGTTTAAATTTTTTTTCGTTATATATTTCATCATGACTATGCCAACCACCCACATTTGATTTTGGCATGCCTTCCTTGTCTTCTTGTTTTAATTTGTAAATACTATGAACAAGATGTTCGTGTCCTTTTAATGATAATGAAAATACTGGAGTAATGAATAAAGAGTGTAGATCAATCAAAGTTGTCCTTTCGTGACCTCCATAAAACTTGCTATAATGTGCACCTGATTGGCAGCATTCGCTTGAACTTTAAGAATATCACTTTCTTGCAGAACTAAAGGTTGAGTCAATAATTCTGTGGTTGAGTTTGTAGCAACACTCTTTGCTTTGAATATTTCAAAAGTTGCAGCTCCTCTGACAACTTCAACATCAACTAAAGTTGTTGAACCAGAGTCATTACAAATTAAAAGAGATTTTACTACATCCGTAGTAGGAGGAATAGGTGGCGTTGAACCTGCATTAGCCGTTGGAACTGTTATAACAGTCGTTAAATCTGTTGTGGTAATATCTACCATTGCGCTTTTAAAAGTATTAGCCAAGGAAAAAAGCCTCCGATTGTGATTCTTCTTTTAAATCTTGTTGGTAGTTGGTGTTAAGTAAAAGAATAATTTGATCTAACAATGAAACCATCTGATCAAACTGATTGGGACTATACTCTTCTGTTGCGTTTGGTAATCGTGTAATTGTTATTTTAGCCATTATCTTCTTCCGTCTGGTCTTAGTTGTAACTTAGTAGATCCAAGTCTCCAAGCTGTATCATCCACTGTGTTAGTTTCATATTTAATTTTAACTGCTCTACCTCTACCTCTTACATCAATTTTTTCTGTTGTGTTTGATATAGTGCCAGTTGTAGACACGTTAGATGCAGATTGTGGATACTGTTCTAATGTTAATGTCGCTGTCATTGTATTTGATAAATTATCGAAATCAGGCACTAATCTACTAACCGACATTAATTGATCCCCATCAGCAATTTCAACAGATCCAGTTGTTAAAAAAGCAGGTAAAGCTGTGCCATCTGCTTGGTTATTACCTGATTCATGTTCGTAAAGATAAGAAGCACCTGCCGTTAAACCTAATATGGTTGAAACATTTGCTGTTAAAGAAGCATCGTATTCTGTTGCTATAGGATTTTCATATACATAAGCACCAAGCCAAGTTGTTCTTCCAATATTAATAGTATACCAAGTGTTTTCTAAATAATTGTAAGCAACTCCTCTATCTATTGCTGTAGCATTTTCTGAAGGATAGTACCAAATAATTTCATTAAAGGCTGTATTAATACCACAAGCAATATCATTTCTGTTTGTGTAACTTAAATCATCAAATACATAATCTTGTACAGAACATGGCATTTTTTTAACAACACCATCATACATGTAAAAAGAATTATCAGACATCCAATATGCTCTGCCATTAACTTCAATAGCAGCGTGTTGTGCTATCAATCCACAGTTAGCACCAAGTTGTCTAAGACCAAAAGTAAAAGGTGTACCAACAAATTGAACACCATGAAGTGATGTATCTGTCCAAACTAATATTTGTCCTGACGATTTAACAGCGCCTACTATCCTTGAACCATCTGATATACGTAAAGAACCAGCTTCGTTAGTGGCTGTAGGAGTATAATCTGTAGCATCTTCTCGATCAGAAAATCTAAATAATAAATCATCTTGTGATGCTGGAGTTCCAATAGTCGTTTCTGTACCAAAAATCATTAAGTGTCTTGTGTCTGTTGATACTAAACTAAACCTAGATGCAGTCGGAGCGTTAGATAATTCTGTTGCTCTAGCATCTATTGCACCAGAAAGATCTTTTATATATGTACTAGCATTTAATATTGTAGCAATTAAATCTTCACCAAAATTATCTAATGACCAAGTACGTGCAGCAACAGTAACATCTGAAGAGGTGCTTGGTTCATCCCATTTACCAGCACTCCAAGTGTCCGTGCCCCATCCATAACCATAGGTAGAAGCAGTTTCACCAATATTAATTTGATAATTAGCGTTACCTGATCCACCTCCACCAGAAGTAGATCCAGAAGCTGCACTTGTATGTGTTACTTTATAAGTATTAGCATCCACACGTGTTGTAACTTCGAACTCGTTGTTCATATCTAAACCATCTATTGCAGAGAAAGAATCAAAGGTTACAAAATCACCTTCAATAGCACCATGATCTGAATCAGTTACTGTGACTGTTGTTGTGCCATTTGTTGTAAAAGGGTTTGTTAAAGCTGCTGTTTCTCTAATAGGTGTAATGTCATATAAAGCACTACCTGA